TGAACGCAACAATTCGCTGGAACCCCACCCTCCCCTCTATAGGGCGGTGGTGTCCCAGGGTCGAAGTCCCCCTAGAGGGGACTTACTCCGACAAACTGTCGGAGTACCTCCTGAAAAGGAGGGGAATACCTGACATGTTCACATGTCGGGTACCTGTGGAATTTTTCCACAGTGAGGGGTTGCAACCCCAAAGGGCAAGATACCTTGCCCAGATAGATCGCCATCTACAGGCGAAATATCTTATCTCGTCCTTATGGCCGAGAATGTCCACACATTTTGTGGACAAAGTCCATGCACTATGTAGTGCTGGAAAACTGAACCAAATCAAACAGTGGTTCCATACAGCCAATGGCTGTATTCTTCCCATGCTTTTATCGCATGAGAACCCAGATCTGATCTACGATCGGATCGACAGAATGACAAAATTCTGTTTAGAGAACTGCGCAAATAATTACGCAGTCTTCATTTCTCGTATGAAAAAAACGAGAAAGCTCATCCGAAAAGGATGGGCCACGGACTCCTTCACGGAGGCCTTCAAGGTAAGGGACTGTGTACCTTACCTCAAGGAGTTCCTAAGCGGACTCCCTACTTCAGGTCCCTCAGATGCAGGGACCTACGTCCTCATTTGGACACAGACCAGATCAACTGGTCTCGCGGATTCCGTAATGATACGGAATTCGATAGATAAGTGTATAAAAACACTTACCAGGGTTCCAAGACTAATAGTCCTGGACCATGAAACCGTTAATTCGGTTCTAGGGCCTGAATTTGCTCAGGCCATCCGTGGGACAGCAGCCCACGTAAGTGCAGGTCCTAAAGCCTGCTTTCAGGTCACCCAAGAAGAGGGTGGCCAGACAGGATTAATTAAAATCCTGACAAAGAGGAAAGTCCTCTATCGGTCCTACAATTTTGAGGACCTAAGCTTCATAACACATGAAGCACGGCCTGTGCGAAGTGCACAGGACCTAACATCATGGGCTATACAAGAAGCCCATGAAAGACCCATCCATGTGAGATGTGTCAGGGTTCATGCAGTTGCTGAACCATCGAAAGCGAGAACCATAACGGTTGCTCACTTCGCCTACCAAGTAATACTTGGTATTGCTGCAAGAATATTGCAGCCCGCACTTAAGTGCCAGCATGTAGAAGGAGGTCTACATGCATCTAGGAACCTATGGAGGTTCCTATACAGGGATCTTTCACCACAAGATACCCTTTGGCAGGAATTATCCGGCCCAGGCCCCAATTATGGGGTCTCATCTGACCTCGAAGAGGCCACAGACTACGGAAATCCTTCCGTAGCAAGGCAGATATTACATGCTGCCTACATCCAGTGTATGACAATACCTGGATTCCCGATGGGCCTAATGGTCCTCGCTAAAACTCTCTTTTTATCAAAGAGAGCAATCCTCTACATGTGTGGAGGATGGAAGCTAGCCATAAAAAGAAGTGGCTGGCTAATGGGGGGTAGACTAACAAAGTTTATCCTCACAACA